CTCTCAAAATTTACGCAAAAAAAATACCAACCATCGAATATTGACGGTTGGTAATATACCTATATATCTACTTAACTCTTCTGGTTTGATAATCTTCAGATAATCTGATTGCTTCATCTGCTTTATATGTATCCATATCATAAAACACAAAATTGCAAGTCCTTTTATCATATGCATACCATATTCGGCACCCTGTCTTTTCTGTAAACAAATTTGATAATGCTGTTGTATTTTGTTTGCAAACCATAGATCCCAATGTCCTGAATTGACTTTCATACACAATTCCACGAATTGCTAGTTCGGAACAGATTTTTGACAGATCTGAATCCATATATTCTTCCAAATGTTCCCCTAATGGTTTTTTACAATCATATTCCATGTTTATCACCTCGTAGTTTTCTTCAATTATACTACGCCAACCGTCAATATTCAATTATCAATGTACTACAAATCTATCTTTATTCCTCTCCCTGCCAGATCTTCGGTGTACCATCAGCATTGAGCATAACGGTAAGACCGCCGCCCGTGCTTATTGTGATATATAAATACATCACTCCTGTGTCACTATCTGCATAAATAAGATATTCTTGTCCACTTCCCACCAGTACCATTGTGTTTTCCTGTCCCGCACTGACATTTGCTGTATCACTGCATCCGGCAATCAGAAGTGTTGCTGTTATGATGGCTGTTATAAGTTTCTTTCGCACTGCATTAGTCCTCCGTATTTTCCTCATATTCCTCTTTGCTGATGGTCCTGATGCATTCCTCACTCACGCCTAAACTTTTCGCCATGTTTGCAATGGCTCTTTTCACATAGTCGTATGCACTTTCTTCAAAAATCCTTGGCTTTTCTTCTGTGACTGTAAAACCTATATTCTGCTCTGTATATCCAACGGAACCCTCTCCGCCAAACATTTCTGAATCCTTAATTTCAAAGTATAATGATATTCTGATTTTCATTTCATTCATTGTTTTTCCTCTCTTCTTGGTTTTGTTATCTGGTTCTAAAATAAACTCATCTGGTTCTCGTCGTACTGATAAATGCGTCCAGTCATGATCCTCCCCAGCTGGCATAATCTCTCAACCCGTGGTTTCTGCTTAAGATTCGCCATATAATTATTATCCACTTCCGGCGGTATGGATAAATAACATTCCTCCGGTAATGGTAACCGATTCTCTGTGCAGACCTCGCGGATCTTTGACTGATAATAAATGATATGATTCCGTGTCAGATTCATATTGCATCCATCGGACCAGAACGGATCATTACACCCATTCTGGTTTATATCCTTCCAGTGTTCTATTTCTCTGTGGATGCACTGGCAGTACTCTTTCACTTTATGTTCTGCTGTCTGTATCATGGCAGCACCTCCACAAAATTTAAGGTTTACGCAAACCGGAGCTGTCCGGTCTGCTCTGCTTCTATCTGCATATTCGGCATCCGCTCTGCAACACACAATTCTGGCAAATTTGCTCTGACCAGTGCCGCAGGTATCGGTGGGCATACTGCATTGCCGCAGCGGCGCACCTGTTCGCTCCGTGGGTAGATCTTTCCGGTATAGTCATGATCGATTATGTAATCATCCGGGAATCCTTGACATCCATATAACTCCCTTGGCTCTAGCATCCGCAGTCCGATATCTACGATCTGGTAATCAGTGCCGTTGATGGTCACAAGTCCAAAGCGATCCTGTGCTGTGACTGTATCAAGCGGATCTTTGATATCCTGCCCTGTTCCCTGTCCATAGTATTTAATCAGAAATGCTCTGACCTCTCCAAAGTGTCCATCACCGGCTGTGATCGTTGGTAATGGCTGTCTGATATCTTTTCCGTCGCAATGATTATTCATCTGAATCAGATTTGCTGTAACAACGCTGTTATGATCCCATGCGGTCACTGTCGGAAGCGGATTTTCTACTGTTTCCCCAGCACCCTTATATCCTCCGTCATAGTACTTATGCAGGAATGATGTGACCAGTCCATATCTATTTGAGCTGTCAACTGTCATGATCGGATCTTCTATAGTCTGTCCTCTTACTCCATCTTTTGAAGTTTCAGAATGGTACTGAATCAATGTAGGACTGATAAGGCAATGCTCGTTTTTGCTCACAATCGTTGTAAGCGGCTCTCTAACATCCTTGCTTCGGTCTTTTGTAAATCCAGTCTGCCCGATCTGCACCATATATGGCTCTACAATCCCATATCCGTGCTTTCCGGTGATAGTCGGCATCGGCTCTCGGATGTCGTTCGGTCTACGCTCACCGCCATGATTACACTGAATGATAAAAGGCTTTGGATTATTCAAAACGAATTTTATAAATCCTCTGGCTATCCTGTCCATCGTCTTTTGTGCCAGTGGTCTTACTGCCCGGATGCCGTATTTCTCCTTGATTTCTTCCGAAGTATCAAAGATGCTCGGACATGGTCGGCTGAAATCAATCTGTGTATATGCTCCAACATAAGGTTTTTTCAATCCTGCCTTTACCTCTTCACTGTCTGCCGGTGCGTGTGTCGGCTCTGGCCAGACGATCGGCTTGCCGTCACACCGGGCGATCATGAAAAATCTCTTTCGCATGGTAGGTGCTCCGTAGTCAGCGGCAATCAGCTCCCGGAATTGCACTTCGTATCCTAAATCCGTGAGCTGCTGAACGAATTTCTGAAATGTTTCGCCCTGCTTTGCCTTAATCGGATGGTGTCGCCGTCCAAGTGGTCCCCATGTTTTGAACTCTTCCACATTTTCAAGCATGATGACTCTCGGTCGGACAAGTCCCGCCCATCGGCAGGCTACCCACGCAAGACCACGGATATTCTTATCTTTTGGCTTGCCACCCTTTGCTTTGCTAAAATGTTTGCAGTCCGGAGAGAACCAGGCAAGTGCTACTGGATGTCCTTTACAGGCTTTTACAGGATCAACCGCCCACACGTTTTCACAGTAATGCTTCGTGTTCGGATGGTTCGCCTTGTGCATCTTGATAGCTTCTGGATCATGGTTGATGGCTATATCAACACTGTATCCGGTTGCCATTTCTATACCAGTGGAAGCGCCGCCCCCACCGGCAAAATTGTCAACTATCAATTCTCCATGTATCATTTTCTTCAAAAGGAACCCGGCGCGCCTTTTATCCGGATAGGTCCCGGCTCCTTTCATATTATTGTAGTTTTTACCTCTTTGATGTATAATGATTTTAATTTACACATAAGGAGGAATTTTTATGTCTAAGGATATAACTAATAACTTCAGCGTTTTAAATGCTGATTTGCCAGAATCAGTTGATAATGCATTAAAAAATCTTACAGATTTGCCTTCCAAAAATGTCGGTCAAACATTATCTGATTGTTGGTTTTTAGTCTTTGGCGGTATTTCACAATTAGCCGAAAAACGTAAATTAAAATATGCCAAAGACTTAGAAGAATTTAAGCAATCCTTAAGTTCAAAAATCACTTCTATTCCAAAAGAAAATCGTGTCGAAGCAAATACCCAAATAGTAATGCCTGCATTAGAAAATGCAAAATACTGTGTTGAAGAACCAAGTCTACGTGAAATGTTTGCAAATTTAATTTCATCATCGCTTGATATTGAAAAACAGGATATTGTTCACCCTTCTTTTTCGGATATATTAAAAACCATGACACCACTAGATGCTCAAAACTTAAAACTAATATTTGATAATTATCAGTTACCAATTTGCAATATTGTTAGAACATCTGATAACCCATCTTTGTATGCCGTGGTGTTGCAAAACATATTTTTAGAAAACTCAGAATGTACTATATATGAACGCCAATCTCTTTCCATCAGTTTTCTATCTAAACAAGGGCTAGTTGAAATTCCTTCATCGCTCTCCATACATGATGACGCTGCTTATTTTAAATATGAGCAATGTGATGAAATGCTACAAATTCAAAATCAATATCCAGATTATACATTTCAATTACAAAAACGTTTAGTAAAACCAACTCCTTTAGGCGTTTCATTTCTCGACATATGTTGTCCTGATTAACTCTTTAAACATTGCAAAGATATCATTTACATAGCTATCTATTATTTTCATATAGTAGATAGCTACAATTTTATTTACAACTAACGCAGTGATGATTGTACAAAGATTATTAATTATAAAGTATTTCATATATTCACCTCATTTCCGTCGGTTTCTCGCACCGCTCAAACGATATCACCCAAACGTAAGGATTCGCATCCCAACCGTAGCGGTCAAGGTCGGATTTCTTGATGGTGCTGTTCCAAATCCCTATAAACGATGTAATTGTCATGTTTTCATCAAGTCCTCCATTTGTGTGGATATACTTATCTGCTCCTTCTGCCAACGCACTTTCTGCGCTGATCTCTTGCAACCGCTCCACCCTCACATTCATAACCTTAAGCCAGATGCGTGCGGCTTCTTTTGGCATGTGGATGGATGGTTTCCATTTTGTAATATCTGCAATATCATTTCTTTGCCAATCTTCGTAGTAATAGTATCCTTTCGGTGCCTCTTTCCATGTTTCACGAACATACAGGATATCGCCCGTACAGATAGGACAGGTTCTCTCCGCTGTACTTAACTGTTCCGTATGCTCCTTATCAACAAAGTTATGTACTGCATAAGTTCTCTTGTCGGCATTGTAAAATTCCATATCCGGCACGGTATACTCATTTGCATCTTTGCATATACGCCGGGTACAACTCTTTCTCCCGTCCAGAATCGCCCGAACCATATCGGTATTGAATAAAATCGGTTTAATCGGCATCTACTCCACCTCTTTTCACAATCTCGATCATATCCGTCAATATTCCATCACAACTGAATTGCTCCATTTCACCCTGAAATTCTTTCAACTGCTCTACAACCTTGTCTAGGTCGTAGGCGGTCGGCTGTTCATTTATAATTCTGATATCACGGAAAAGTAAAACTTCCTCTCTGCTTGTTTTTGCGTGATATTCATGACTTTTTTCTAGTCGTTTTACCAATGCATCCGCATCAATCAGTCTCATTGTTTGCCCTCCTGTTCCAATCTGTAGTTGCTTTTGTTCGCTCGTCTTTTCCTGTTCTGATTCCACCGTCCTGATCCATATACATCTCACATTCATAGCTTTTTGGAAGTTCTGTTCCGCATTTCATACATTTGATTTTGAACATTACTCCAACATCCGAATGTGATGACTTATTTACAATGGTAAAGAACATTGCTTTTCCGCCGCAGAACGGGCATGGTTTAAGTTCTTTGTTCATTCTTCATTCCCCCAATCAATCATTTGACCGCAACTCGGGCAATAAGTGGGACTAGCACTTTTAAAGCATCTTGGGCATGATGGACAAATCATTGCGTTTCCCATAATTCTCGGTCGCTTCGCTGTCTGTTTCCCCATCGCCGCCCGGCACTCTTCTGTCGCGCTGATTGCACGGTACTGCTGAACTTCTTCCAGTGCCTTGATCGCTTCCTCAAAAGCTCTAAGTGTACTGCTTTTACTTTCCCAGCCCATTTCCTGCTTGATTATTTTTATTGCCTTGCTCTCATTCATGACTACACCTCCAACAGTTCCTGGTTATCAATCATGTTGCCGATCACTTCAAAATTCTCTGAATCAAAATCATCCAGTTCCTCGTAGTCATCACAGCCCGGCTCATTCGTACACCATCCGTTTTCATGCCACACGACACGCTTTCTCGTCTCATCTTCTGGAAACTCAACGTCGATATGCCCTGAAAGAATATCATTCTCAAAAATCAGCTTTCCGTTCTTATCCTTAAGTCCTGTGCACCAACAAATTGTGGATGGATCAATTTCCAGAGCATATAAATCTGATGCGTAACTAGGGACGATATAGTATTTTTCTCTTCCGGTAAATCCATATCGTACCAAACCGCCAATAACCCATTCTCCGTTATCAGTTCGTTTTGCTTTGCATAAATATCTATCTTCCATCACTTTCCTCGCTTTCTGCTTTTACCACCTTACTGTAAAACGTCTTTGCACACATACCACACGCGCTTGCCGCTTTCTCTATTGTGATGCATCCGGCTCTCCAATTCCTACGCATCTGGTCAAAATTCTCCGGCAATGGAATTGATGGTCTGCCAAATTTCACACCTCTGGCTTTTGCTGCCGCAATTCCCTCTGCCTGTCTCTGCCGGATATTGGTTCTCTCGTTCTCTGCCACAAAGGAAA